CTTCCCACCTGTGCTACCTCAGGAGACTTCTCCCATGCCTAACTCTCAGTCGCAACACCCAGAAGAAATTAAGAAAGCTGTCACTGAACGCGCTCAAAACGAGCAGCGGGAGTTTGGCAGTGCGAATCCCAGTGGCAAAGAGCCAGTCACCGATCGGTTCTATGAGCAATGCTTCTGGGAGGATCAGGACGGTGACGCCGATCTGTTCCGGAGGATCTTCGAGGGTCGTCTTGTGTACGACTACCGCGAGGACGCATGGTACCGCTTTGAGGACCATTCATGGCGCCGGCTTTACGGCGAACAGGTCCTCTCGTGCACTCGCGATCTGGTCAAGGAATGGACCCGCGCCATGTGGCGTTACCAGAAGCGGCGGCAAGAAACGAGCGACGGTGATGAATGTGATCGTCTCGAAAAATGGGAGAAGCGCTTCAAGAGCCGCGCCGACTCTCTCAAGAAGATCACGCGCAAGCGATCTATCATTTCGCTGGCCAAGACCATGGACGACTTCCTGTTCCACGGGGAGTGGGATCAAGTCCCGCTGCGCTTCGCCTGCGCCAACGGCGTCATCAACCTCGAAACCTTCGAGCTGGAGCCGGGACGACCACAGGACTACATCCGCACTGCCAGCCCAGCCGAGTATGACCCGGACGCAAAGTGCGATACCTGGGAACAGTTCCTTCTCGAAATATTCGACGGTGATGTGGAGACCATCGAATATATTCAGAAGGTATTCGGTTACTCCATTGCTGGCTTGGCGAACATCAACCGGTTCCATCTGTTTTACGGTGAGCATGGCCAGAACGGTAAGGGGACCATGCTGGAAACGCTGTTTCAGGTGTTGGGTGACTACGCCTCGCCGATCCAGTCCGAAATGCTGCTCGATCGTGGCGTGCCCAAGAATCCGGACGCGCCGTCAGCATCATTGTACGATCTCTACGGCAAGCGCGTCATATGGGGATCGGAAACCGAGGAAAACCGCCGATTCAGCGCGGCCGCAGTCAAGTTTCTTGCCGGCGGGGATACGGTCTGGTGTCGCGCTCCCCACGCCAAGGAACCGATCAAGTTTCCACCCACACACTCCCTGTTCCTGCTGACGAACCATCGCCCGGGCATTTCGGCCAAGGAGACCGCGTTCTGGTCACGCTGCCGGGTGGTCCCCTTCAATCTCTCCTTCGTGGAAAACCCGCGACAGAGTTTCGAGCGTCCATACAACCCGAAGTTGAAGCTGGAGCTGACTCAGGAGTTGCCCGGCATCCTGCGATGGATCGTTGACGGCTGTCAGAAGTGGCAGGCCGACGGCCATCTTGAATGGAGCCAGGCCGTCAAGGAAGCCACCACAGGCTACCGGGATGAAGTGGACATTTGCCTCAAGTTCTTCCGCGAGGTGTGTGTCGAAAACGAACAGAGCAGAATCCAGTCCTCGGATCTGTACACGGCGTTCAAGGTCTGGGCGCTTGAGTCCGGAGTACAGCAGAAACGCTACCTGTGGAGCTCCAACAAGTGGGGCCGGGAGATGACCGCTTTCGTGCAGCGAACGCCCGGAATCAGCAAGACGGACTCGAAGAAGTCGAGCGTGGTGCACTACCTCGGCTTCACTGTGAGCGAAGACTACTGGAAGGCCGTCCATGATGAATAGGATCACCGATGGTCACAGAAAGGTCATTGTCGGCAGCAATCTCCAAGCAGCTGTAAAGACTTTGATTTTGTTTTCTTCTTTTGACTCTAATGATCTTAGAGACCTTTTCAGAAGAAAAGGGAAATCATTTATTAATAATAAGAGAGCCAAAAGAGGGAAAAATCACGGCAAAAGGGTCTGCAAGGTCACTTCAAAGCCGCAACACACCAACAATACGCCACTTTTTCGAGTGACTCCAGCGGTGAGAATCGTCACCCCAAGGTCTCAAAGGTCGAGGAACCAGACCTCTGCGCGGAAATCCTATGAGGTAAGGGGGGGCGGCAATGGGTAAGGCCCTTGATTGGCTCGGCCCGGACGGCTGCCGGTCGGTGTCCATGGGGCTCCTTCGGGACTCCAAGGATTGCGGGAGTTACATCCTTGCCCGGTGCCCTTTCCACGGCGAGGAAACACTCGGCGCATTCCGCTACTACCCGGACCGTGACGACGCAGTTTGCCATGGATGTCAGCACAGCTCCGATTTGATCGGCGTATTCAACGTGGTGAACGGCATGGACGATGATTCCGGTGATGGCTTCCGCGCCTTTCGCGACCGCTATGCTGCCGACCAGCCAATGGAACCGGCGGATCGGAAGCCTCGCCCCAAGCGGCAGGTATGGGCGCCTTCGCCGGGGGAATCTCCTCGTCGAAGGTGGCAGCGTCAGGCTTACAAGTTCTTCGAGTTCTGCCGCCGCAAGATATGGGATCATCCCGACGTGCTGGAATGGCTGGCATCTCAGCGGGGTCTGGATGCCAATGCGGTCAAACGGTTCGCCATCGGCTGGAACCCGAAGCGCGCGTATCGCCCCCGGGCGGCGTGGGGACTCCCGGCCAAGTATTGGGAGGACGGACGCGAGCGGAAGCTGATGATCCGCAAGGGGCTTGTCCTGTGCCGCTTTGCCGGCGAAGAACTTGTCCGGTTGCGCATCCGTCGCGCAGATGACGAAAGCGGTCCCAAATACTGCATGGTGGATGGCAGCAAGAACCGTCCGGTTCTGATCAATCCGGACTCCCCTGTCTTCGTTGTGGTGGAGAGCGAACTCGACGCCTACCTCGTGGCAGAACGATGCGGTTCCGGCATAGGGGTCTGCGCCATGACGGCCGTCAAGATCAAGCCCGACAGCGAGATGCACGAAGCGCTGTTGCAGGCTCGCCGCATCCTTGTGGCTCTGGACGCCGAAGAGCGCGTGGCCCGTGAAGCATATGAGTGGTGGGAAGCCACGTACGGCGGCCGGGTCAAACGGTGGCCGGTGCCGCAAGGAAAAGATCCGGGCGAATATTTCGCTGACCATGGCGGAGACATCCCCGCATGGATTTCCGCAGCCCTTTCGCCGGGACTTCGCGCCATCATTGAACGTAAGGCGGGAGTGCGCAAGACCGGCGTCGCTCTCTCGTCCTCTCATCCAGAAAAGTCTCCGAAAGAGAAAAAGTTTCGTCAGGCTGTCGAGGACGTCCGGCGCCTCATGGGCGACGCTTTGGCTGACGATCTCATCCGTTTCCGCGAACTCTATCCGCGTTGCCCGGTCAAGCTCTGCTCACTGCCCGACAGGTCGATGCAGTGGGTGGAACTGACTGACGCGCGGTGGATCCGCGAGAACCCGGAGCTGGCTGAGGAAGTGGATTCTCTGGCGGTCCGCGTCTTCGAGGTCGTCGAATTCTATTGGCCGGAACTGATCGTGGAGAAGCGGGAAATGACGCTGACGCACGAAGGAATTTAGCGAGGCGAGGGTTGCCGGGAAGAGTGGCGGCTCCGCCCGGCGACCGGATGATGTGGCATCCGATCAGGCATACACCCAACCCTCTGGCTTCGCGCGAAGCAGGGGTGGACTAACACAGGAGCCATCGGATGAACAAGCTTACGAATGAACAGGTGGAGCAGCAGAATCTCGTGTTGGAACAATCATCTAAAGACCTCTTCGGAGATGAGGCCGTGTTGCGGATCCTTGCACCGAAAGGAATACAGCTGCGCCGGGAGAACGCGCGGTATATGAAGCGTGACGTCTTTCGTCAGTTGGTGGAAAACGTACGTGGGGACGACCGACTTTCGAGTGTGCCCCTTTGCTTCGAAAACCGGGACGGCCGGGTCGAAGTCCTTTCCGGAAACCACAGAGTGAAGGCGGCTGTTGAAGCCGGTTTGGAATGGATCATGGTAATGGTCCTGCTGGGAGATGTGGCGGAAGGCAGGCAAATTGCTATCCAGCTCAGCCACAATGCCATCGTTGGAGAGGATGACGAGTCGATCCTTGCCAGCCTTTGGCAGAAGATCGATGACGTCAAAGACCGTTTGTATTCGGGACTGACCAGTGAGCAGGTCGGGGATATTCCGGAAATCGAACTCGTTAACTTTTCGACGCCCAGCATTACGACGCGCACGATGATGTTCGCCTTCACTCCACATGAGCTGGAGCGACTGGATGAGGTATTGCAGGAACTGTCCGCCTTGCCCGCTGCCAACATGACCTATCTTGCTCCTGCGGAACTGTACGAACCGTTTTTCACCGGCATCCAACGCGTCAAGCAGCGCGACAACATCAAGGACGGATCTCTGGCGTTGGCTCAGCTTCTCGGCATTATTGAGAGCGAGGAGGCTGGAGAATGAGCTTTCTTGGAGGAATAGCAAAGCACGCCCAGCTGATGGTGGCCGCAAACGCTCACACGGTGCATGGTTCGGCCCTGCTCTGTTGCGCTGGCAATTTCACCATGGCGGCCGCACTGCGAAGCGGCGGTTTTCACGGTGAGATCCGAGCCTGCGACATCACCCTCTACACTTCCGCTTTGGGGTCGCATCTGTCTGGAAGCGACCTTGATATACAGGAAAGGGAAAGCTGCCCCAAACACCTACGGGGATTGTTGCGACCTGAGGATCCTGCGCATCTGGCGGCTTCTGTCTCGCTGTTGTTGGGTATGCGGCAAATATGGACCGGCCGCCATCCCTGGCAGCGCAGACAGATTGCCGAATACCGCAGGCGTTGGGACGAATTTATCGAAAAGGGTGTGGAGCGGGTTAACAGATATCGCGAACATTGCGGCCAGATGGACTACCGGGCTCAGGATGCTCTGGAGTTTTTGGATGAGCATGAACCGTCAGGAACTGTATTTATAGCTCCCCCTACCTTCGGAACAAGTGACTACCTCAATCAGGAACGCATGTTCGAGGCTATCTGCAGGTGGCGACGCCCCTCATACTCGGACATAAACTTCCAGAGCATCGATCTGTATGAACAGATAGCTCGATTCGATGGCTACTACGTTGTTATGGAGCGCCCGTTCCCCGAAGTGGAAACCGTTCTGGGGCCGCCCGCATCAGTTGTTCACAAAGGGCGGCGGTCCACCATTTACGTTTATGCACGCCAAGCAGAAAGGCGTTTGGTGGTGCGAACCTTTCTCCAGTCGGAATCAGCCGGGCCGGTGCTTGATCCTGACGCTACCATACATGAGGACTCCCAGATTGGTTTGACCCCTCTCAACCATCGCCAGACAGTAAGGCTCAATGAACTCTATATGGCCGCCCGTGTAGATTACTATTTGGCTGACGTTGCGCTCTCTCTCGGCATCGTCGTCGATGGAAAAATCATCGGCAAGTTGGACTTCAAACGAACGACCCATCAATGGTCTCTTGAGCCTCGCCAGATGGTTTACCTGCAAAGCGATCTTGCTGTTCCGAGCCGCAAACATCCGCGACTGTCAAAGCTTGTGCTGTTGGCTGCCCTTTCCCGTGAGGTCAAGGCAATGGTGGAAGACAAACTACAGGACGAGTTCTGCTATGCGGTGACCACCGCCTTTTCACGACACGCCGTCAGCATGAAATACCGCGGCGTATTCAAGTTGCACAAGCGATTGGACAACCCCGAGGGCTTCCGCCTGAACTACTATGGAGCGATGGGAGCACACTCCTTGACCGAAGCGCTGTCGAAATGGCGAAAAAAATACGACAAGCAGACGAAAAAACAAGGATCCTGAATTGACGACTTGGGTAAAAATGCTAGTATTTACGAACATTTAAAGAACACAAATAACCCAAACAAGGAGGAACCAAATGCCAGTTTATGAAAGGGATATCCAGGACATGTTGAAGGTGGTCTGCGACACTGGTTTCGGCAGGTCCGAGGTAAGCGACATTCTTGACGGCAGCCCTCTTGTGGAAGCCCGAACCTTCGAAGAGGCAGGAGTGTTGACATACAACTCCGGCATTGTCGCCAAAGACATCGAAGGCAACGAATATCAGATAACCATCGTAAAGAAGTAGGGAGACAGCCAATGCTGAACATGAAATTTGAAATAACCACCGAGGACCGCAGCGACCTTCGACTGCGCGTAAACGCTGAATTCATCATGCTGCTCGCACGGTTCGTGTCCAAGAATCCCGAACATGGAGAATTGCAGTATATCCAGGCTCTCCCCCACAAGGACGGGGGAGTGCTTCTCTGTGCTCTGGATGGAAGCAAGGCGGGCGTTTTTTATGACAAACGGGGCGTTTGCGGAGTCGAGACGTTGATGGAAGTCAGGCCGGATATCATCAAACACTGCAAGGCCGGTGTTTCCGAGCATGGACGGTGGCTGGAAATCGATGCCGAAGGGCGAGCTTCGGTCAGGGATCATATCGGTGCGCCCCTTCATATCGAACCTCAGCCCGTCACTGCGGAAGGCGACTTCCCTGACTGGCTCTCGATATATGAAAAAGCGCTGGAGTCGGCCGGGAATAAAAAGAAAAAGCCTCTTCCGGTCCTCCCTATGGATTTGAGCCCCTTCTACCTCACCACCCGCTCGGAATGCCGCGCGCTAACCTTTCATCCCTCATCTGAGGCAACCGGCCCCGTGGTGGTCCGCCATGGCTCTTACCGGGAGTTCGTTGGCCTCATTATGCCGGTGGAAGCTGAGGCCGACACCTGCCTGTATGACCTGACCCCCGAGTGGCTCCGTGGACCCGAGGTGGTAATCGAGCAGGATAATCCGGGCGAGATGAAAACTCTTGCGGCGGATGAAGACTCGGAGAAGATCGCTTCGCAGGGCGGAGCGGTTGAGTCTCAGGCCAGACAGTAGGTATGACCAAATAACCGCCAACCGTAGCCGGGGGTCCTATGGGCCTCCGGCTACAGGAGTACGACGGACCATGAACATCAAAACCAGCTACTTCGGCAGCAAGGCCCCGGCCGAGCGCAAGGTATGCATCGCCAAGAAATGTCCAAAATTCTGCGAATGCATGGCCTTCCCCGACTTTGCACCGCTGGATCCGTTTTCAGATGGAGACTGGCGGGCCCGCTATCAAGCCGAACTGCACGAACGCTACCCAGACGCGCAAAGTCTGCGAAAGGCACTCGACTTCATTCTGGATGTCGTGGAGGCCCCTATACTGTGTTGCTACGAACGTGACCGCAGTGAATGTCACCGCGACATACTGGCCCGATACATAGAGCAGCACTTGGGTTTCGAGGTCCCTGAGTGGGCCCAGCCGAAACAACACAGCCTTTTGGAGTGGTAACATGAATCGCGATGAACTGATCCGTAACTTGAACGATGCCGAAGCCACCGATTTGGCAGTCCTCAGGAATGCCTACGAAGTCAACAAGCGGCGCGTCGTGGAAGATCCTTCTGACGCCAACATGCGTTCTCTGGACCGCGCCGGGAAGATGCTGGATCAGTTCTTTGCCAACCGAAACAGCGAAGGCGGGGGAGACGGGTTGACCAGCATGACCAAAGCGGAAGCCTTCAAGTGGCTGAGCTCCCGATACAAGATAGGAAAATCCAAGTTCTACAAGGACTGTAGCGCCGGGACCGTGGAGGTCCTGCCGGACAAAACCATCCCTCCCGCCTCGCTGCGCCAGTACGCCACTACCCTCAAGCCCCTTGACGTTCCTCCCGAGAAGGAGGCGGACGATTTTCCGGTGGACGAATGGCAGCAGCGCAAGCTCATCGCCAGCACGCTCCGGGAGGAACAGCGGCAACAGAGAGAGGCGCGCGAACTGGAGATTCTAGAAGGCAAGCACATCCCCCGCGAGGATCACTACCTGGAAATGGCAGGCGTGGTCACCGCCATCGAATCGCTTGTGAAGCAGCGCTTTCAGGATGACGCGGCCAGACTCATCGAGGCAGTCCGCGGAGACCTTGAGCGTGAGCACGAATTGAAGAAGCTGCTGGACTCCATCCTTGACGAGGAACTGACGCAACTGGCCACGAGCGGCAGTCTGGAGGTCATTTTCAGCGATGCTTAAACCTGTCCCCCCGCAGAAGCAGAAAAACACGGTCCGGCGGGTGCGGGTCAGCCCGCCCGCTTGGCTGCCCGAGTCCGTGCGGGCCCTGTGCCTAGAGGCGCAGCGCCACCGGTTCGGCCTCGGGCATCAGGTGCGAAAGGTCATGCGCAAGCGTCGGCGCGAGCCCATCAGCAAGTGGGTCGAGCACGCCCGCGTTCTGTCGATGAGTTCAAAGCCCGGACCGTGGCGCAACTCGCGCACGCCCTACCTCACCGGCATCATGGAATCGAGCTTTCATCCGGCGGTGCAGGACGTGGCCGTCATCAAATCCCCTCAGGTCGGCGGTTCGGAATTCGTCAACAACTGCATCGGCTACGCCTCCAGCTTCGACCCGGGCCCGGGCATGTTTGTCTACCCTGACATTGAAACGGCAAAGGACAACAACCGCGAACGCATCACTCCCATGTTCGAGGAATCCCCGGAGCTCCGCGATCTGCTCTCCGGCAGCGACAACGACAAGACCGGGATCAAGCTCAAGCTCGTGGGCATGCCGCTCTACATGGCGTGGGCCCGGTCGGTATCCCGGCTCGGAAACCGCCCTATCCGCTATCTGGTGCTGGACGAAGTGGACAAGTATCCGCGCCTGACCAGCAAGGACGAGGCCGACCCCATATCGCTGGCGCTGGCCCGCACCACGACCTACCGCTACAACAAGAAGGTTTGGCGCATCAGCACCCCGACCACCGAGGACGGGCCGATCTGGCTGGCGTGGAACAACGCGGTGGCCCGTTTCGAGTTCTGGGTGCGCTGTCCCGAGTGCGGCATGTTCCATGTCATGACCTTCGACCAGATCAAATTTCCCGAAGACGAGCGGAACCCCGAAGTCATCAAGAACAAGGCGCTTGCCTGGTACGAATGTCCCCACTGCGGCGGGTTCTGGGATGACTCGGCGCGCGACCGCGCGGTGCGCGCCGGGCAGTGGCGAGAGCAGTCCACGGGCATGGAGCTGGCGCAGCATCTGCGGCAGGCCGAACCCAAGTCCGTGGCGTTCCATATCCCGGCGTGGCTTTCGACCTTCGTCTCCCTGTCCGAATGCGTCTACTGGTTCCTCAAGGGAAACGACAAAAAGAACCGGCAGCGCTTGGCCCACCTGCGTCACTTCATGAACGCCATCAAGGCGGAGCCGTGGCAGGAGTACGAGATCCAACGCGACGAGGACCGCATACTGGCACTGTGCGACAGCCGCCCACGCGGCCGCGTGCCCGCCACGCCCGAAGGCGAACGGTCGTTGATCGCCGGGCTCGTGGCCGGCGTGGATACCCAGAAGCGCGGTTTCTACTACTCCATACGCGCGTTTGCCTACGGAGAGAACTGGGAGAGCTGGCTGGTGCGCGCCGGTCAGGTCGTTACCTTCGAGGACCTGACGTCCGTGCTCTGGGGCTCGGAATACCGGGACGCCGACGGCAACGTGCACCCCATCCGGCTGACGCTCATCGATGCCATGGGAGATCGGACGCGCGAAGTCTACCAGTATTGCGCCGGGCACCGGGGCAAGATCATGCCCATTCAGGGCAAGCAGTATCTGGCGGCCACGCCGGTCAAGTATTCGGACATCGAATACTACCCCGGCACCAAGAGCCGCATCCCTGGCGGACTGAGCCTCATGCAGATCGACACGACCTTTTTCAAGAACGACCTCGCTGCGGCCATGGCCATCGAGCCGGGCGATCCGGGCATGTTCCACCTGCACGCGGACACGTCTCAGGACTACGCCCAGCAGCTCTGCGCGGAATGGTTCGACGAGGAAAAGCGCGTCTGGCTCTGCCCGGACCACAAGGACAACCACTACTGGGACTGCGAGGTGTACGCGAGGGCCGCATGGTATGCGCTCGGCGGTCCCTTCCTCAAGCGGCCCGGATCCGCCCCCAAGCAACCCACAGCCCGCCCGGCCAGACAAGGTTCTCTGGTGGGGACGCGCCCAACCTGGTTTTCGAGGTAATCATGACGCACGAGGATCCGGCTCTGAACTACAAGACGGTCTGCAAGATGTTGAACATCGGCAAGACAACGTTTTATGAACTCATCAACAAAGGGGAATTCCCCAAGGCTTTCCGAGTCGGCCCTCGCGGGATCCGAGTTCCTCTTTCCGACATCCAGACATTTATGGAGAAATCCAGACGGCAAATGTCTGAAGACTAACCATCACAGATAGTGTCTCAACACGTGGTGTAATTGGGGGTAAAGGCTCACGGCCTTGAAAAGAGGCCGCCGTTTGTTCCATAGGGTTTGATAACGACAACAAGCCCTAAGGAGGAACAAACGGCATGCCTGAGAAAAGAATGACAGGTCGAGACTGGTTCGACAAGGTGTTCGTGGAATCGCATGGCGACTGGCTCCGAGAGATGGTCACTGCGATCGTGCACGAAGTGATGGAGGCTGAGGTGAGCGCAATCGCTGGGGCTGGGTATGGCGAACGGAAGGTAGAACGGAACACGCACCGCAATGGCTACCGGGAACGCCAGTGGTC